TTCTGCCGTTGCCGCTTTGGTCGTACCAGGTGGACACGAAACCATTGCCTCCAGCCCCAACCCATGAAGTGAGCGTTCCATCGGCCACCTGAGTGGCGGTGAAATCGCTCTCCATGTTGTCGCTGCTGCGCCGAACGCGCACCACGTTGGTAACACCAGTGCGAAGTTGCCGCAAGCTATAGGCGGCGGCAGCGCCTGTGTAAGTGTCAAGCAGCAGGCTTGCCGCCGCCACCGCAAACCTCCCCGAATCAATCCAGATGATGCTCATACCTGCTGCTCCCAGGCCAGCGATTCACGCTCGGGCGTCTCGGGGTCGTCGGCCAGGAATTGGCCATCCTCACCGCGAGCCTGCACGACAGTCCACAGATCCCCAGCAGCATCGACCCACTCCTGCCCCAGTGCCGTCGCAGCCGGGCGGGTGGCACCGCCCAGAGCCGCCACAAACGCTTCGGGCAAGTTCAACATCAGGGCCAGTCCGCGCACCTCCTGAACCAGCGCAGAGTTCACCAGCCCCAGGCGACGCAGCGCCAGCCAGGCGCCCCGGAAGTCGTCAACATCGCCACCGCCCGCAGCGGCCAGCAGAGTGGCAGGCAGGCTCAGGCCGGCCGCCGGGGCTTGGCTCAGGCTGCCGCCCAGCAGGGCATTGATTGCAGGATGGGCCAGCAGGGTCCGCTTGAACGTGCGCCAGTCCGGCACCGGAGGCACAGGTGGCAGCGGCTCCACTGCCCAGCCCCAGCGCCACTCGCCAGCGTCACGGTCGATGGCGCGGGTTTCGCTGATGCTGTGCGTGGCTGGGTCGTATTGAGGCGCCGTTTCACGCACGATGCGCAGCACCTCGTAGCGCGAATCAAGGCCCTCCACCGGCTCCTCATCGCGGCGGGGGTAATTGCGAATCAGGCCGGTTTCCGTGTCGAGCAGGACGAGGTTGGGCATCATCATGTCCTCCGCACAAACAGACTGACTTTGAGGCCAGCCCCGGCAACTGTTGTGCCAGGCTGGTCAATGTCGATACTGATCTCATCGTCATCCGCAATGCTGGTGGTGGTAATTGTTGCGGCGCTGGCAGCAGTTGCGCTGCTTGTTTCGTTAGCGTCAATACTAAGCTTTGTTCCTAGCATTGAAACACCGTTTTTGTTAATGTCCACAATCAGCGTCGAGCCAGTCGGCGCTGTATTTACTCCTGCGCGAACAGCAACAAGTGTTCCAGGAAAATCTGCTTTGAACCTTACTTTGTTGGTCCCAGCGGTAATTGCGGTGCCTTCATCACCTATTGGCACCTTGTAAACATCAACATCGGTGCCAGCGCCGATGGCCGTCCGGGCTGCTGCAGCGTTGGCGGCAGTGGCTAGGGCCTGGCCGGTGGCCGAGGCGAAGCCGCTCCACCAGGCCGCAGCAGCCTGAAACACTCTCTGCGCCGTAAAGGCCCGGCGGGTGGTCCCCACGCCAGCCTCGGCCTCCGCCTGGCTGATCGTGGTGGCGCTCCACTCTCTGGAATCGCTCAGCCTTGCGTCGCTGGTTTGGACGTAGCCAGTGAGAGTTGAAGCCAGTCCCGCAGGCTGCACCGCCGTGCCAGCCAGCACCGCTGCCGCGTCCCAGCTGGCCTGGGTGGCCGTGAGCGGCAGGCTGTAGCCGGCGGCGAAGCTGAGCGCCAGGGTGCCGCTGGTCGTGATCGGCGAGTTGGCAACAGCGAAGCCCGTGGGGACGCTGAGGCCCACGCTCGTCACGGTGCCGGAGCCGGTGGCAGTCACGGTCAGAGCACCCGCAACGATCGACAGGCCAGAGCCCAGGGGATAGACCTGCGGCGCCCCGGTCCCACTCTCGCGGCCCAGCACGCCGGCCGTCATGGTCACGCCGCTGCTGCCGATCGGGCCGATGGCAGCCTTGCCGTCCAGGGCCGTCTGCGTGGCCGTGCTGATCGGCTTGTTCGCGTCGCTGGTGTTGTCGGCGTTGCCGAGGCCCACCGTGGCCTTGGTGGCCAGGGCAGCAATCGCGGAGGCCGCGGCATCCACCGTGACGCCACCCTGATCCATCGGCACCCGCTCAGTCCCGCTGAGCGCCGAGGCGTTGGGCAGCCCTGTGATCGTGACGTCGGCCATGGGCTCAGGTTAGGAAGTCAGATCGTCACCAGATACCGGCCATCAAGCGTCACCAGGCGCAGGCCGGCCAGGGTGGTGATGTTGTTGGCGACGGTAGCGGCTGTCTCCACCTTGATCAACGGCACCCGGCAGAACGTGCCGTCGTCGAAGCGCTGCGGCTGGGTTTCGACCTTGTAGCTGGCCCCATCCACCGTGATGGCGTCGCCGTAGCCCAGGTTGCCGAAGGTGGCCGTCGGGACGGTCAGCAAATAATCGATGATCGTGATCTCGCCGCCGAGGATGAGCTCGCTGTTTTGATCGAGGATCCCCACGCCAGAAACGGCCCCGGCGACCACAGGGACGCCGAAGCCGTTGAGGTCGAGGAAGACAGAGAGATCCTCGGTGAAGGCCATCAGTCAGCAGGCTTGCGGGGCTTTGCCTCCTTGGCGGGAAGCGGCTCGATGATGCCCAGCCCCACTAGGGGAGCTGCTTCCGCTGCGGTGAGAGAAATGGTGCCGCCATCCTCGTGAATGGCAGCACCGTCATCAATCGGGCCCAGCAGGATCCGGTAGGTGTTCATCAGGCCACAGCGGACTTGATCAGGTAGCCAGCTAGCTGGCCAGCGATCACAGGAGCTTCGGCCCGGGTCACGGGGAAGAACTGGGATTTGTGGTTGCGGTCCATGTAGGGCTCTTCAGCCAGCGGATACCCCGACAGGTTGTAGGTGTATCCGAAGGTCGGAGCGCCGTAGGAGGCCACGCCAGCCATTTCGGTGTAGGCCAGCACCACATCTTTGCCCCAGCAATCGCTCAGCGTGGTGCCGGCGTCGTTGGAGGAAACGGCGTCGCCGACGTACCAGTTAGGGATTCCGGTCAGCTCCGACAAAATGCCAAGCGTCGCGACCTCGCGGCCGGTGTACTTGGTGTAATCACGCAGGATCGGGTGGTACTTCAGAGAAGACCACACGGCAGGGCCCATGACGCCCACGTTGGGGCGGCGGCCAATGCCGGCGCGAATGGCTTCTTTGCCGGTCTCGATGGCGGCCAGTGGGTTGCTGACGCCAGAAGTCTGGTCGGACCACTGAGCAGTGCCGGACAGGGTGACTCGGTTGCTGACTGCGTGGTTGCCTAGGGTGGTCGCCAAGGTGGCTTGGGCGATTTCAAGGCGCAACTGCAGGATGCGGCTGGCGCCGTTCAGTGCCACGGCGGCATGATCCAGGCTAAAGCTGGACCGTTCGCCTTCTTCCTGAATTTCGACGGGTACCTTGCCTTCGATGGAGTAATCCACCAGGGCATAGGTCGAGCCGCTGTAGCCGAACTGCACCCGGGGGGTGGAGGAGCCAGGAGCGCGGTTCAGGCCCGCATATTGCATGAAGGCTTCCCGGCCGAAAGTCAGGATCTGGCCGCCACGCAGGGGAACATCGACAGCAGGGAACAGGTAGTTGCCTACCAGGTCGTTCTGCTGAATGCCTTGGGCAATGGAGCTGAGGACGGGGTTAACAACCCGTGCCTGAGAGGGAGTGAGTTGGGGCATCGGGGGTTACCTCAGTTGGGGATGACGAAAACTTCAAGGGTTGAGCCAGCACCGGCCGCGCTGGTAAGGGCTCGACCCACGGACACGCCAGCGGAGCGGGTGACGAACCGGCCGGACGAATCAAACTCGAGCAGGGCGCCAGCGGTGACAGCTGCACCGGCTTCGCCGATTGCCACACCGAGCAACACCACGGGGATCGCGTCACCGCTGGCGCCGCCGGTGGCGCACGGGTAGCCATTGCCAGCAGCAGAGACGGCCGCGCCGGTGAGCAGAACGCCTCGGTACTGGGTCGCGGCTGCAGACAGCGTGACGGTCTCCTGCATCAGGGTCATTTCTCCTACAGCCATGATCAGTTACCTCCATTGGGGAATTGAACCGCCTTGACGGCGGAGAGATAGTCAGTGCCGGGGTTGGCAGCCTGGTAGGCCTTGGCAGCTGCGTCGAGAGCGGCGGCGTCGGTCTTGGCGTCGATCACGCCATTGGCTCCGAGCCGGGAGCCTGAGGCGGCTTCCTCGAGAACAGGAGCGGCAGCCTGGGGCACGGCGTCGATGGCATCATTCAGGCGGGCCTGGGCAATGCCCTGCTGACGCACGCGATCGGCGGCGATCACCTGCACGGCGGCCTCGGGGCCGGTGGTCTGGCCGTCGGCGGCCAGCTTCTCAATCAAGCCTTCATGGCCAGGCAGCGACTGAGCCCTTACCGCAGCGATGCGATCACGCTCACCGGCTGCGCCTTCGGTCCGCAGCACCGCCGCAGCCTCCGGATTTTCGGCCGCCCAGTCGGCGGCCACTTGGTTGTGGTCCATAGAAATTTTCGGGAGAGAGGGGAGTGTTGCGGAGATCCGGGAAGCGGTCGCCGCCCGGCCGTTCATTTCAGCGATTACATCATCCAGGCTAGAGATACCATCCACCAATCCTGCGTCGATGGACTGCTGGCCGATAAACACCCGGCCGTCGGCCATGTCGGCCAGCACCTTCTCAACGGAGACGCCGCGCTGGGCGGCAACGTCACCGACGAACAGGGAGTAGAGGTAGTCCACCTGAACTTGAATGGACTGCCTGCCGGATTCGGTGAGCGGTCCGTACTGGCTGGCGATTCGCTTGTAGCTGCCGGCAACGATCTCGGTCGTCTTGATACCCAGGGCCTGCTCACGCTGCGACACATCCACATGGGACGCCACCACGCCGATGCTGCCCACCTGGTCAACGCCAGAGCTCACGTAGACCCGATCGGCGGCAGAGCCGACCCAGTAGGCGGCGCTGGCCATGGTCCCATCGCTGTAAGCGGCGATCGGCTTCACGCCGCGGCCCGTCATCACCGCCGCGGCGGCTGCCATCGTGCCGCCCACGGCGCCGCCGGGGGAATCCACCAGCAACACAATCGATTGCACTGCCGGATCATTCAGCGCGGCTTTCACGTCGCGGGCGAACAGCTCGGTGGAGGTGCCGCCGCTGACCTGGCTCATCAGGTTCATGCGAGGCGCCATCACGCCACGCAGAGGGATCAGGGCGGCCCCATCCTGCACCTGATAGCCCTGCGGTTGGTTTTGCAGCTGCCGGCCGATGCGGGCTTCCACGGCGTCGAGGTCGATGGTTTCGCCCCGTAGATGAA